AATACTTTCTAGAACAAGATTATAGTAATGTATCAGATTGGTCAGTATTATTCTCAGACCATAAATCATTCTGTAATGCACTACATCATACAAACCATGTAATGCACAAGCAAGCAAAACAAATTAAAGCATGTAAAGATAGAAACTTAAATTTTAACAATGTTAATTTTGACCCTCAATTCCAACGAAATTACGAGACATCATTATCAGTATCAATTAACGGAATATAATATGGTTAATATAGAAAATGAAACACTTGAATCATCAAGCAAGCGACCGTTTCATAGATTTGTAGAAAACATAATCAGATTTGATGACTGGGCTAGAAATAACAAGATAAAGTTCTTAGAAAAAAACAACCCAGAATTATTAGCACAACTAATTAAAGATAAAAAGATATGAAAAACATAGCACAATCAATACTTAATGTAATGAACGAAGTAAATAATATTGAAAAGAAAATGAATGTTGGTACAGGTACTTCGTCATATAAGGCAGTAGGAGACTCATTAGTGCGTTCGGAAGTTAAAGAAGCAATGATGAAAAATAACCTTGTAATTGTACCAACTAAAGTAAATGCAAAAACAACAGTAGATAGATGGGATGATAATGGAAGATCAAAACAATCAGTTTTAACAGAAGCACACACAGAATATTTACTTATCCATACTGAAAGTGGAGAAAGTATACCACTTGCAGGATATGGACAAGGAGTAGATAGTCAAGATAAAGGTGCAGGAAAAGCAACAACATATGCACTCAAAAATGTACTGTTAGATACGTTCTTAATTATTAAAGGTGAAGATATGGATACAGATAAAACCCATTCAGATGATTTACCAGTACCACCGAGAACTGTTGCAGGTAGAGCAATAAATGATACAAGTGTACCATTTGAAAATACAAACATTAAAAGTAATAAAGTACCAGACTAATATGATTAAAATTTACACACGAATTACAAACTTTAAAAATGATAACGGAAAATCAGATAATCCAAATTACTCTGCACCAACTCATTATGTAGAAATATCAACACAAGATGATTATAATGATAAAGTGACTGCAGGTGACTTATGGACAAAAAGTTTTGTAAAGGATGGAATTGAAGTTTTCTTTACATCAGGTCAATTAAAAAATGGTCGTGAATATACAAAGAAAAATGGGGAAAAAGCAAAAGAAGGTGAATTTGTTATCCTAAATGTAGGAGTAGAGCAAGCAAAAAAAATACTACAAGTCTATGAAGATTATCTTATTCAACAGCGCAATCCAGGTTATCCAACACCTACATCACAAGGTATTGATTTAAATAAAACATTACAACCAGACCCTGCTTTTGACCATACAGCATTAGATATTGACCCAAACGATATTCCTTTCTAAAACATGAAAATATTATTACCAGCACAAATAAACCCTCCGAGACTCCGTAAAGATGGATCTGCAAGTATTAGTTTTGACACAAGAGAATTAACAGCAGAAGAAATCTTTACAATTATGAGTTTACGACATTCAGAGGGATGGCTTGCATTTGCACCTAACGAAGATGAAATAGTTATACCAGATGAGTCAGCTGAGATAGACGAGAAAACAGAAAGCGAACGGTTGCGAAATGTAACATTCGTACTTTATAAGCAACAAGTCGAAAAAGGTAAATTCGTTGGTTTATTTCAAACATTCAAAAAAGAGTGGTATGAGAAACTTATCGAACTTACCAAAAAGAAGTTAGATGATTAGACGATTATTGGAAAGATTATAAATAATAAATTAAAACATTATGATTACAAAAGAACAGGTACTTAACAACCTTGATGAAGTTAAGAAATATATTGCAGAAGCAGAGACTAAAAAAGAAGATAAAGTAGTAGGAATTGCTATTAAATCAGTGTTAGGTTCAATTAGATTTCAATCAACAAAGACTACATATAAGGAAGCTGTAGTAGAAGCAGTCGCAAGTGGTGCTAAACTTAGTGGTGCTGACCTTCGTGGTGCTGACCTTCGTGATGCTGACCTTAGTGGTGCTGACCTTAGTTATGCTAACCTTAGTGATGCTAACCTTCGTGGTGCTGACCTTCGTGATGCTAACCTTAGTTATGCTGACCTTAGTGGTGCTGACCTTCGTGATGCTGACCTTAGTGGTGCTGACCTTCGTGATGCTAACCTTAGTGATGCTAACCTTAGTGGTGCTAACCTTAGTTATGCTAACCTTAGTTATGCTAACCTTCGTGGTGCTGACATTAGTGGTGCTAACCTTAGTGATGCTGAATTAAATTGTGCAAAGTTCTATGGTCGTGGAGGTACAAAACCACTTAAAAGAAATCAATTACCGAATTTCCTTGCATCACTTGGATTTATTATTGAAGATTAATTATAAATAAAAAAGGCATTTCTGCCTCTTATCCTGATTTGTGGCTATTGCCTACAACTTGATTAACTGAATACTTATTGAACAGTAAACGATTAAATATGTAACTATATTTGGAGTATACAATACAATGGATTTTGGTACAAGTTCAAATCAGAATAAGGGGTGGAAAATAACAATATGAAAAATGAACAGATACAAATAAGAGTGGATGAATCACTAAAACAAAAATCAGATAAGGTATTTAAAAAACTAGGCATAACAAGGTCTTATGCAATAACATTATTCTTACGGGAACTGGTAGATAAAAAGCAATTTCCATTTAAAATAACATTATGATAACAGTATCATGTATATCACACGATAAAGAAGACAAAGACAGAATTAAAGCATTATTAAAACTAGCTAAGGATAATAAGATACTACATAAGCGTATATCATTTTCAGAGTTAGCAGTTTCATGTGTAACAGAACATCTTGAAGAAATAACAAAAAACTTATCCACAGGTAAATAGTTGCATATATATACAGATTATATATACTAGTAATATCAGAAGATAACCAATCTGATCTAAATTATGAGTAAAATAGACCCAGTAGAAATTGAAAGTTATGTAAAACAATACGCTAATATCGCACTATATATTTTTATAGGAATCGGACTAATAGTCGTAATACTCAGTCCTTACATTATAGATTATTTTACTAAATAGATATGTCAGCAAACAACCAATTACGCATATACAAATCAAAAAAGCACAACATATGGATAGTTGCAGAAGTTAGTATAGAAGCAGAAAATATGGACGGTGCATATACAATCGGTGGATTTAAAACACTTGACGAAGCCATTGATAATGCAAATGAATATATGTCAGAGAACGAAGTTGAGTACGGATTATCAATTAGTACAAAGTAGATATGACTAACACATACATACAAGACAAGTTAGATGAGTTAGATGACAGGTTCGCCATTATTATTGATGAAAAGATTGATGATAAGATTTACAAAAATATTGATTATGGAGATTTTTACGGTAGAAGAGATGAGTTTAAAGATTTTATTAAAGAAATTTTCGTAGACTATCAAAATCATATTGTAGAGAAGTTGAAAGACTACTTTGATGAACAGGGAGTACAAGAATTTATTGGTACGGGAGCTATAGAATTAATAACAAAAGATAAATTACAAGACACTAACACAAAGGAATAATATGATTGAAAAGTTAAACAATGTTGGTTATATATTTAATGATGTAGCTATGTTACGACAACCTAATAACACTGAGATTATGTCTAAAATCAACGAGATTATAGATTATCTCAATGAACAATGGGAAAATGAACAAGAAAAGTTCTTTATAGATGGTAAGCGTGTAACTCAGAAAGAATATGAATTATCAGTAACACCTGCAAGTCAGGATAAAGAATTAAAAGACTAACTAATCAATAAACTATTGAAGGTTGGAAAGCACTTAAAAAACAATGGGACGAAAACGATGAACAATATTGGGACTTAGGTATAGAAGACAACACCACACCATTATCAGATAACCATAAAGAGGTATGAAAGAAGACTTTAATAAATTAGAAAATGATATGTCCGAAAACGGGTATCTGCAAGTCTAACCTTGCCTGTCCTATTCTGGTGCGGTGTATAGTGCAAATTATTATTTAATTATTTAATTTAATTATGAAAAAGATAACTGTTAACAATGAGGTTTACATCGCAGAAAGTGATGTAAATAAGGAACTATCAAAAAAGAATATCAAACCTACTAAAAAACAAATCGTAATCTTGAACAGAGGATGGGTAGTAGTCGGTAACTATAATGAAAAAGGTGATGAGTGTACATTAACAGATGCGTCAGTAATCCGTACTTGGGGTACTACAAAAGGATTGGGTGAACTTGCTGAATCTGGACCACTTACAAACACGAAACTTGACGCTTGTCCGAATATCCATTTCCATAAAATGACTATGGTTGCTCGAATGGATGTTAACGAATCTAATTGGAAATAATATGAATACATTTTTGGTCGAGGAGACACAAACATTAGGTTTGCAACACGGCTACGGCGACGGCAACGGCTACGGCTACGGCGACGGCTACGGCGACGGCAACGGCGACGGCTACGGCGACGGCAACGGCGACGGCAACGGCTACGGCGACGGCTACGGCTACGGCGACGGCTACGGCTACGGCTACGGCAACGGCGACGGCAACGGCGACGGCAACGGCTACGGCGACGGCTACGGCGACGGCTACGGCTATTAAGTACAGTGTAACATAGAGTATCGGTGGGGGAAACAGCGAAACTGTCGCTCGGTCTGAAAACAGATTATAATGGTCAATGGTTGGTCGCACCACCACATTTTATCTTGCTGACTACAGATGCCGAAGTTATCTCACAGAAGAATACCAGGCGTGAGAGAGTAGATAACCTTTCCCCACAGGTACTTTATGTATTATCAGGTGCTTGCAAATAATTAACAAAGTAATATAATATAAACATATGAATAAAGAACAAGCTATACAAGTATTAATCCAAGTAGCACACCTAGCACAGAAAGGAGGTGTTCTTACATTGCAAGACGCAGTAGCAGTAGCACACGCAATCAACTTATTCAAAGAAGATGAAAAGGAAGAAGAAGTAAAAGAAGACAAATAATATGAATCCTAACGCACACGAACGATCAACAGAGATAACTCACAAAGAAAACCCAAATCAAGAACGATACGATTGGGCTTATTATAATGCACTCATGCCATATATTGCAGGTAATGTACTAGACATTGGAGCAGGTGCAGGTATGTTTGTAAAAGAATACTTAAAGAAAGATGAAGTAAAACAAATACTATGTGTAGACAAATACATTGAACAACTACAAGGATTAGACAAAGTAGAAGCAGTTATTGAATGGCAAGCAGGAAATGAAATAGGGTATAACAATTACTTTGACACAGTAGTCTCAACAGAGTTCATTGAACATATTGAACGAGAACAATTAGAACCACTACTCGAAAACATAAACAAAGTATTAAAAGATGGTGGAGTATTCGTAGGAAGTACGCCAAATAAACAAGTGCCGACTACTAATCCATATCACCTTTACGAGTATACATTACCAGAATTAACTGAAATCTTTAAAAAGTATTTCTCAGATGTAAAAACTTGGGATACTAATGTAGATTTCTGTACTGTATGGGTATGCAAAAAGTAGACTACATTAAAATGGTAAAAGAATTATGGGGAGCAGATATTACACAAGAACAGTGGAATGAAGTAGAAAAAGAACATCCTGATATTTCTATGAGATATAATTTACAGAAACAAATATATGACAAAAGACAAAAATAAAGTTTCAATTATAATCCCTGCATATAATCAGGCTCAATGGTTACCAGAAGCAATAGAGTCAGCACTAAATCAAACAATACCCTGTGAAGTGATTGTAGTAAATGATGGAAGCCCTGATAATACCTCTGAAATCGCTAAAATGTACCCTGTACGCTTAGTAGAGAAAGAAAATGGTGGATTATCTAGTGCAAGAAACGCAGGTATTAAAGAAGCAACAGGAGAATGGATATTAACACTCGATTCAGACGACAAGATAGCACCTGATTTTGTAGAAAAATGCTTGAAATATAAGGATGAATATGATATAATCGGTACAGGACAACAAGAATTTGGAGATAGTAACAGACAACATATCTTTAAAAAAAACCCGACACACGAAGACTTCAAACAAAACAATCAGATTAACTGTTGCTCACTATATAAAAAGGAAATATGGGAAAAGATCGGTGGATATGACGAAGAAATGAAGTTAGGCTATGAAGATTGGATGGCATGGTTGCAGGCAACTAAACTTGGATATAAAGTTGTAACTATACCAGAATATCTATTCTTTTATCGTAAACATGGTGAATCAATGGTATCAACCGCTATTAAACATCATAACGAGCTAATGCAATATATGCTATCAAAATTATGACAATAGAACTTCAAATCATAATAGATAAACTAACAGAACTCAGAGATAATATCTATGGATGTGGAAATGGTCGTAATGAAGTTGATAAGTTTATTAAGAAATTAAAACGAGACTATGATATACAATAAATCTGGCTATGTGTTCAATATAATAGAAAATTCAATAGGTATATTTAAAGACTTTAATGGTATGAAAAGTGACGAAGCTAATAATAACACCATATCGTCTATAACAGTCGATAATGAGCATTTCTTAGAAAAGTTCAAACAATTCCTAGAAAATATACCTAATTAATATGATTCTAAATATTCTTACATCTTACGGAATAGCATACTTACTAACTGAATCATTCCTATTAGAAAAACCACGCAACTACATAGCAAAGAAAGGTGGAAGATACATAGGAAATATGGTATACTGCTCTATATGTATATCATTCTGGGTAGGACTTATTCTAACTGGTAACATACTAGAAGCTTTCGCTATTATGGGAACTATTGCACTAATAAACAAACTATGAAAACAAAAGACGCTAAAAAAGAAACTAAGAAACCAAATAAGACTACATCAAAAGGAATGAAGTTAATAAACAAGGTACTTGGTGGACGATTAATGAAATAATATGAATACTAAACTATATGATTATGTAAAAGCATTAACAGAAGTATCAGGACTATAAAACAAACCCAAAACTAAAAGGTTATCTAATTGGTCAGACCATGAAAAAATATCCATCATGCGATATTGATAAAGTATCACAAATGATATAAATTACTTGCTATACAGCAGGTTTTTTAGTATATTTAAGATATGAAACTAATAGAGATAACAAAAGGTAAACACAGAGGAATACATTTATTTAACAATTATGTTTACTTTACTATATTTGATGCAAGAAAGAATAAACTATTTAACAAGTCTTGGTATATCTTTATACAGTTTACTAAGAGATTTAAGTTTGAATTTTCTATTAAGTAATTTGCTAAAATAAGCAGTTTTATGTTATAATAGGTATATGAATAAAGAAGTAGGAAGACCATCACAACTTAAAGATGACCAGTTCTTATTGAAAATTAGAGAGCTAGTATTACAAGGAGCAACAGAAGCAGTAATGCAACAGGCACTTGATATTCCTAAGGGTACATGGGATTATTGGAAGTGGAAGAATTATGAGGGATTTCAAGATATTCTTTTATCCTATAAGCACGAGAGGATTTTAAACAAAGCAGAAGCTAACCTAGAACAACTAATGGACGGTGAAGACGAAAGAATAAGAGCTGATCTAAGTAAGTTTGCACTAGAAACATTAAACAAAAGGCATTACAGTAAACGACAAGAGCAAACAGGAGCAGATGGTAAAGAACTACCAACACCAATCTTAATGAACTATGTACCAAGCAACAACATCACTGAACAAAATAAGTCAGATGACCAAGAAGATACGAATAGTACAGGGGGGTACATCAGCTAGTAAGACTATATCTATATTGCTATGGCTTATTAACCTATGCCAATCAGATACTAAACCAACACTTACATCAGTTGTTTCTGAATCAATACCACACCTTAAACGAGGAGCTATTCGAGACTTCCGTAACATAATGATTGCACATGGCTACTGGAAAGATGCACTATGGAACGCAACTGATAGTATTTATACATTTGAAACTGGTAGTAAGATGGAGTTCTTCTCAACAGATAATGGAGATAAACTTCGTGGAGCTAGACGAGACAGATTGTTTATGAACGAAGCAAACAACTGTACACTTGATGCTTTTGACCAGTTAGAAGTACGAACAAAAGAATTTGTATACTTAGACTTTAACCCAACAAATGAGTTTTGGGCTTTTACTGATATTATGCCACTACGACAAGACTGGGAAAAGATTATATTAACCTATAAAGACAATGAAGCACTATCACAAGAGATTATAGATTCTATTGAACAACGAAAGAACCGTAAAGGATGGTGGCAAGTATACGGAGAGGGACAACTTGGTGAAGTAGAGGGTAAGATTTACAAAGACTGGGCTATCATTGATGAGATACCACATGAAGCAAGACTAGAAAGACGAGGTTTAGACTTTGGTTATACTAACGATCCAACTGCTATTGTAGACCTTTACTATTACAATGGAGGTTATATCCTAGATGAAGTATGCTATCAAAAGGGAATGAGTAACAAAGAGATTGCAGATCATATTAAGAACCTTACACCAATCATGGTTATAGCAGATAGTGCAGAGCCTAAGAGTATAGACGAGATTAGATTGTATGGAATCAACATGATGCCTGCTGTAAAAGGTGCAGGTTCAATTAGTCAAGGTATACAATATGTTCAACAACAAAGAATATCAGTCACTAAGCGTTCAGGTAACTTAATCAAAGAATATAGAAACTACTTGTGGGCTACTGATAAACAAGGTAAGATACTAAATGAGCCAGAGGGTGGATTAGACCACGCACTTGATGCAGTACGATATGCGTTTACATCACTTGCACCTAAGCAACATGATAAAGACAGACTAAAACAGTTTGCAATTACTAGAATGAACTTGGCAAGTAATGATAATGTATGATATAATACGCTTATGCAACTAACTGCTGTCGAACAAAAACTGATTGCAATACTTAGAGAACTGCCACCATACGGGAAGATAGAAATATCAACCGATAAGTTGGGAAAGTATGATACATTTTTAGTACACAAGTCAGAGAAAATAATTTTATCACCAAATCAATAACTCTTCACCGAAGAACGGGGGGATACCAAAAAATGGTATTTCCCTTTTTTATATGGATATTACAAAGTTCGTCAAAGACAAAATGGAATTATGGGAAAGAGGGAATGTTCAGATTACTGCTGGGCTTACTTTCAACGCATATCAAACAATTAAAAAGATTCTATTCTATACAGAGAGTAAATATGAATCAGGACAGAAAGACCGACGAGGTAAACTAAAACCATTCTTCAACATTGTTAACTTTCGTGTAAATGTAGCTACTCGTGCAACAGACCTTGATACAAAAGATATTCAAATCGTAGCAGATGAGCCACAGTTCATGCCTATGTCTTTCCTATTACAGAAAGAAGTATACAACTGGATGAAAGATGTAAACTTTGCTAAGACGCTTAACGACATGGGATCTACACGAGCTAAGTTCGGTGGAGTATTAGTTAAGAAATGTATTGAAGAAGAAGACGGAGAAGACGAACTAGAACTTGAAGTAGTAGACTGGCGTAATGTTATTGTAGATCCATCAAATCCTGACAACATGGTAATTGAAAAACATTACTTAATCGAGAACGAACTAGCAGAGAAAGATGGGGTATGGGAGGGAGTACGAGAAGCTATTGATGTTGTTCGCAAATTACCTGAAAAGAAACTAGAAGTATTTGAAGTAACAGCAGAACTACCTGAATCTTATGCACCAGAGGGTGGAGATGATTATACATATCGAATCCAAAAGTTCGTAATCTACAATAAATCAAAGTCAGGTAAAGCTACAATCTTATATCATGAGTTCCTAGATGAGTTCCCTTATAAATATCTTGCGTGGGAAAATATCAATGGACGACTAGGTCGTGGAATCGTAGAAGATGGATTCGAAGCACAGCAATGGACTAATGACGCAGTTATCAAAGAGAAAGAAGCTATGGAACTTGGTTCAAAGGTTATCTTTAAATCAACTGACCCTACAATCCAAAACAATATTCTTTCAGAAGTAGAGAACGGACAAATCATTAAGATTGCTCCTAACACTGATTTGGCTATTGCTAACACAATCACAAATAACTTGCCTGAGTTCCGAGCATTAATTCAATCATGGGATTCACAACTTGAAAAGACAACTTCAACATTCAATGCAGTAACAGGAGAAACTATGCCATCAGGTACAGCTTATCGAACTACTGCTATCTTGAACCAAGAAGCTACTTCAATGTTTGATTACCGACGAGAAGAAATGGGAATCTTCCTAGTAGAAATCTTTACTGATTGGATTATTCCTTACTTGTTAAAGAAGTTCAACAAAGCTCATATCTTAGCAGCAGAATTTACGCCAGAAGAACTAAAAGCTATTGATGATTCATTCGCTAACTATGACGCAACAATGAAGATGAAAGAGTCTATCTTATCTGGTAAACCAGTATACGCAGAAGACTACGCAAAACTTGTACAAGAAACAAAAGACTTGTTAATGAAATCAAAAGACAAACGATTCCTAGATATTCCAAAAGGACAGTACAAGAACTGGAAACCAAAAGTAACTATTCTTACAACTGGTGAACAGAAGAATAAAGCAGTAATTCTTGAATCATTAAACAATGTACTTATGACTGCTGCAAAAGCACCACAAGTATTAACAGACCCAACACTATCAAAAGTGTTTGCTAAGATTCTAGAAATATCTGGTTCAGGTATATCTCCAATATCATTAGGTATGGGAGCAACAATGACAGCACAACCAACTGACACTGCACCTGCTCCTGTAATGCCACAATTACCAGTATCACCAGGACAACCTGCTCAATAATATGGATATAAACACAAGACTATTTATATTTGCAAGAGATGTTGCAATGCGAGAAGAAGTTAAAGAGTACATCGACATGTACATAAAGACACAGATATTACAACGAGCTTTCGCTAAACAAGATGTTAAAGACCTTGCAGAAGCAAAAGAAGTAATTGATGGTATCTTTGCACAAATGAAATATGAAGTTGAAGCGGTTATGCCAAAAGACTTTGTAAACGAGAACGAATAATACTACGGTTTACCCTTTCCGACCAAAAAAGTGTTAACACTAACCAGAACGCTAACTGACCATAAACAGCGATAAACTTATGTCACACGACACAGAATACGATGTTCTCGACATCGACCAATTAAACGAGGAGGCAGAAACAGAATTAGATACTGAACATATCGAAAATGATGAAGCCGAAAGTGATGACGACGAAGTAGCTAAGCTCCGTTCAGAGAATAAGAAACTTGTTGAAATCATTAAGCGTCGTAAAGAACGAGAGGCAAACCCTACTCAATCTAAACCAACGCAAACTATTAATACTAACCAAGCCCAGCCAATCACACGAGATGAAGCTGTACTCTTTGCACAAGGTTATTCAGAGGAAGATGTAGATTACTTAAATGTAGTCGCAAAAGGAACTGGACTACCTATGAAAGAAGCTAAGGAGCATCCAATCTTTGTTGCTTATGTTGAAAAACTAGACAAAGAAAAGAAAGCTAAACGAGCTTCAATGGGTACATCAAAAGGTTCAACCGTACAGAAAGAGGTATCGCTTGCTGGTAAGACAGCAGAAGAACACAAAGAAATCTGGAAAGAAAGGATGGGCAAACAATAAAATTATATGGCTTTCGCAACAGACACATTTACAACAGCAGATTTGCAAGTTATGATTCCTGAAATTTGGGGTGATCGTATTAACGATTTCTTTAAATGTAAGCTTATCATTGCAGACTTCTTTACAGACCGTTCAGGAGAATTGGCAGAAGGTGGAAATACTCTACACACTCCAAACTTGACTGAAATGTCAGCTAACACAAAAACTAACGCAGTTGCAGTTACTCTTAACTCACCAACTGAAACTGATATCGACCTAGTTATCAACACTTGGAAAGAAGTTTCATTTGCTATTGAAGACCGAGAAGCAGCATTCGTTAAACAATCTTACGCTATCCAAGAGCGATATGCTAAGAACGCAGGATATACTCTTGGTGCAACTCTTGAAAGTGCTATTGCAGCATTGTTCGCAGGATTTACAGCATCAGTAGGTGCATCTTCAACTAATATCGCAGACTCAGACATCCGATCAGCTATCGCTACATTGGAAAATAACTGTGTTGATATGGATGAAGTAGCATTCTTCCTACACCCTAACACTTTCTGGAAAGGAGTACAGGCTATTGATAAATTCTCACTAGCTATCAACTCTCCAGTTAATGACCCAACTTCAAAAGATCCTATGGCTTTCCTATATGGAATCCCAGTTTACAAATCAACATTTATCCCTGTGGTACTTGGTGGTCGTGTAAACCTTTTGGCACACAAAGACGCTATCCACTTTGCTACATCAACTCTTCCAGTAATGACTTACGGAAAAGGAATGATTGGTAAGCACGGAGTGCGTGTACAAAGTTCTTACATCCCTGATTATCTTTCAACTCTAACAACTGCGGACTTATTGTTCGGAGTAGTCGAGAACCGAGATAACGCTGCTGTACAGATTATTACACTTTCATAATGTAATTCCCCACGCCTGTCTTGTGTGTGGGGGTGGAAAACAAGGCTCCACCTCCAATTATAAGATTAACTATAAACTATATGTCAGTAACAGTTTCTTCACAATTAAAAAAAGAATCTATTAAATTAGATAAGAATGGAAATATTATAGATCGTTCAACTTCGGATAATAAGAACGAAGAGATGAAAAGAAAACAAGAAGAACGAGCAAGAAAACTAGGATTCAAATAATATGAAAGTTTATTATATCGGAATGGGTTATAAGTCTTGCTACTATGTGAGATGTCTACAACCTTTAATTCACAATGGATGGAATGGTGAACAAACTTCGCTAAGAACACCACGAGCAGACAATAAGACACTATTTGAAGAAGCCATGAAGTCAGATGTAGTTGTATTCCATAGACCAATGGATATAAACCAATTAAAGGCAGCTATGCTCTTAAAACAATTAGGTAAAGTCATTGTAATGGATAATGATGATACTTATGTTAAAGATTCAGGAGTACCAACACAGATGTTTGGTAAGCTAGATAAGAAACTAAAAGAAGCAGTAGCCAAGATAGATGACATATTAAAGAAGTTTGCATCTATATCAGACTTAGTAACAGTATCAACAGACTTCCTTAAAGAAGAGTACAAAGATGTAAGTAAGAATGTTTTAACACTTCCTAACTGTGTAGACCCACTAGACTGGTCAAAACCTAAGCGTAATGGATCAGATACTATAAGAATTGGTATTGTTGGTTCAGTAGCAAGCAATAATGATTATGAGCAGATTAAACCACTACTAGATAAACTAAAAGAGAATCCGAAAGTAGTTATATGCCTATTCTCATTGCCAGCTAAACAAAAAGGACACGAATGGGCAGTAGATATTTATAAACCAGAGTATGATTTCTGGAATCAGTATAATGTAGAATGGACTCCATTTTGTCAGGTAGAAGATTACATGAACACGCTCAATAATCTTAGATTAGACTTAATGTTAATTCCACGATACGACAGTTATTTCAATAGAGCTAAATCAAATGTTAAATTCTTAGAAGCTTCAATGTGTGAAGTACCAGTGGTGGCACGAGGTTTTGAAGACGGTTTATCACCATATCAAGGAGAAGAAGACAGTAAGTATATGGATATAGCATTTACAGAGCAAGATTGGATTGACAAAACAATGGATTTAATAGAAAATAAAGATAAGCGTATTCAAATGGGTAAGAAAGCTCGTGAGTATGTAATTAATAACTATAACATAGCGAATAACGCACATAAATGGCGTGACGCATACCTAAAAATATGGAACGAAAAGAAACAATCGTAAATGAAGAATTGAAAGGATTATTAACAGAGCTTAAAGCAACTGATTCTAACATTGTTAAAATGGTAGAAGAGTCAGAAAAAGCTAAAACCGAGTTCGAAAAAGAAGTAATGATTCGTCAAAAGTATGTTGATAAAATGAAACCTATTGTAACAGAACTATACAAAGATAAACTAGGAGAATTTGAAATCTTAGCTGATTTATCACTTACAGAAAGTGAAGATATTGAAGTTAAAATCATTGACGAGCTAGAAGCTTGGAAAGAGAACAAACGAAAGACAAAAGAAGTTATACCATCAGAACCACAAAAGGTAGATAGTGTTGAAGAAGTTGAAGAAATTGTTGCAGAAATTGCAGAATAATGATATAATTGTAACATAATCAACCGAAGAACGGGGATTGCTTAATTGCTTTCCCTGTTTTTTTATTACATATGACATTCTCAAATACAACAACAAACGATGGAATATTACAGGATTGCGAGTTCTGGCTTTTTGCTAGTAACTATGGACAGATTACTAACGATACTAATTTATTAAAGACATTTACAGCATTATCTAATCGAGCATTAGACAGTGTAGTAACAACAATCTTTGAATCAGATGACCGATGGGAATTTGATGACACAACATACACTGATTACCCTATTGCTACAACTGATTTAGTAAACTCTCAACGAGATTATGTACTATCAGTATCACATCTAAAAGTAACACGAGTAGAAGCAAAAGATGATACAGGTGAATGGTACAAACTAAAACCTATTGATCTTGTAGACATTACACAAGCACGAGATGAGTTTATGAGTGAAGACGGACAGCCTATGTACTACGATAAAGTAGCTAACTCAGTGTTCTTATACCCTGCAAGTGATTATAATTCAACTGGTGGATTACGAGTATATTATCAAAGAGAACCTAATTACTTCGTATCAACAGATACAACGAAAGAAGCAGGATTTGCTAGTATATTACACCGATTAATCCCATTAAAAGCGTGCTATGACTTCGCTATTGCAAACAACTTAACAGACAAGATTACAACATTGAATAACGAGATTACAAAGAAAGAATTTGAATTGAAGAAATTCTATGGTCGTAGAAACAAAGACGAAATATTAAAAATAATTCCACGGGAAACACCGTCATTCTAATATGGCTACATGGGACGATCAGGAGAAAGTAGGAATCCTACCACCAGAATCAGGGTGGGACTATGACGAGAACTTATTAGACTATGATAGTGATGAAGACCCAGAAACATCTGCATCAGTTAAATATGATGGAGAGGGTGAAACAACCACTTGGACTAACGAAAACGAAACTATATGAGTATAAACTTTCCAACATCGCTGGACTCACTATCAAACCCTGTCGGAACAGATAAGGTTAATAACGCAGTCGCAGCATTAAAACATTCAACACAACATTCTAACGCTAACGATGCTATCGAAGCTCTTGAAGCTAAGGTTGGTATTAATGGTTCAGCAGTTACAACAACACATGATTATAAATTATCATCAGTAACATCAACAGATAAAGCAGTGTCAAAAGCATTAGCTAACTTTGCTGGTGGAAAAGTATTGGTATCTAGTGCAAACCATGGAGCAACAGAATCTGATTTAGTAGTACAGCCAGGTGGACTTGTAGGAATTGCACAAGGTGGACTTGGAGTAGCACTATCTGACCCCAACGCTAACAAGCTTATTGGATGGGATGACGCAACTAATGCTAATGACTGGGTAACAATAGGTTCAGGTCTTACACTTGTTGCAAAGACTTTAACAGCAGTATCAACTAACATCAATACGACTCTTACTGCAAATGTAGACCTAACAGCAGGAACACCAGTAGGAATTGCTAATATTACAGGTGGTATTACAAAAGCACGAAAGAATATTGCAACAGCAACTCTTGACCATACATCAACAAACTCTTACGACCAGTCATATCCTATTGGAGGTAATAAGTTTATTACACTTACATCAATATCTGGGCCACAAGCACAATTATCAGTAACGACCGTAAGTACAACAACTCAAACTGTTACAAGTGGTACATCAGTTACAGCAACAGGAAATCTTTATTCATCGGTACCACCAGTAGTATTAGGGATTGATACAGATAAATTCGTTATCTTTTATGTACTAGATGCAACACGAAAAGTAGTAAATTATAAAGTATGTACAGTTTCAGGAACAACTATTACTCTTGGTTCAGAATTACAATACTATACATCAGGTGGTGGTGGGGCAGACATGCAAACATTGTCAGCAGAAAAAGGTGCAACAGACGCAGGTATTGTTACAGTAGACCACGGAACAGCATATGCTATTGCATTTACTAATTCTGGCACTACATTAACTATCGGTTCAGCAGTTGCTCTTGCAGCAAACCTTGGTTCAGCAGAGCGTATTGCATGCATTGGTTCAAATAAATATGTTATATCAGGCTCAGATTATATTGCAGCAGCAACAGTTTCAGGAACTACTCCAACAGTTGGAACAGAAGTATTATTTGGTTCAACAGTATCAGCTTTCTTTGATCTTAAATCAAACACAACAGATGCTTTCGTAATGCTATACACACGAGGTGCTAGTGACCGTCTACGAGCAGGTACAGTATCTGGTACAACGATTACATTGGGTACAGAAATTGATGTTACATCTGGTGGAGGTTTAATTGTAGATAGCACATCGCAATTATATGTATTCCGTGCATCAACTACATCTCTACGAAGTATTGGTATATCAGGAAGTACACTTACAGATAATGGAATAATAATGCAAACATTCGGTACTTCATCTCTTGATTATCTTACAGCAGACGGTGGTTATTGGTTAGGTATTGGAACATCAGGAACTACATTAACTATTGTACTAAAAGGAATGAGTAATAACTTTATTGGATTTGCTCAATCAACAGTTTCAGCAGGTCAATCAGTAACAGTAATTACAAAAGGATTAGATGCTAACCAATCAGGACTTGTAGCAGGAAACGCTTACAAGGTATCTAACGGAGCATTATCATTTGTATCATCAGAAGTAGCGTTATCTACACTTGGAGATATAGATGTAGTAAAAGCAGTATCAGCAACATCAGTAATATTCTAATATGCAAGACCAAGTCACAAAACTTCAAAAACAAGTAGAAGAACTGCAAGCGAAGTTGGAGTCTATTGAACGAGGTCAGAACATAGTATTCATGGGAAATCTTGACGATACATTAGTTGAAAGAGTAATGAATGCAGACTTAACAGGTACAGAAGCAACTAACATATTGTTACGAGATATTACATCAGATACAGTGTTAAACTATCCACAACGAATAATGATTTATAAATGGAAAGGGCAACGACTTGCTGTTCCAGTATATGACGCAACCAGACTAATCTACCCATAACATGATTACTATCCCATCAAAAGAAACTAAACAATTCGCACAACCTAACACAGGAGATACTGGTGGGAATCTTTGGAGTACATTTGGTATAGACTTAACGAGTAATAAAGGACGCATTAAAACTATGCGAACATTAGACGCAGTAGACAGTCTTAATGTAGACTTCACGACACTTAAAACACCATCAGCATTTGCCTTCTTTAATCCTGGTGGAGTTTATAGTTCTGCGAAAGTCTTTATCGCTTACGGTGGACGACCTTGGTATGGAAGTGCTGTACCCAACACTGGCTGGACTAACACAGTTATTGGTTCAAACGAACCGACAGCTACTACAACAGATGTAGACATGAAAGTATTTAACGATAAACTATATGCTACAACAAGCGACAGTAAGTTAAAACGAATGGCTACTGGTGGAAGTTGGACTGATATTACAACTATTAGTACAGGTATTCATATTCTTGAAGTATACGCTAACAGACTATACTGGACACAAGATAATAACTTAATTAAATCACTTGATACATCAGAAGTTGTAGCAACTACATCAAATACACTTCTATTAAGTGGAAGAAATGGTCATATATCATGGATGAAAGGAGGTTCTAATAGACTATGGATTGGATGGACTTCTAATGATGGTTCAAGAGGCTCAGTATTTGAATGGGATGGAGTATCAGAAAACTTATATTCTAAGGAATACAAAATAGAATCACAAGGTTCATGTACATGTGTTATAAAAAACGACATACCTTATGTTTTAGACTTAGAGGGACGATTACTAGCATTTAATGGTTCAAACTTCCAAGAAGTTGCACGATTACCTATAACTAATGAGGAGTATCCACTATTAAACACAGTTAATAATAGTTCACAAAAGTTAGCACACTTTAACGGATCACTATTAGTTAATGACCAACTACTATTCCTAATCAACCCAGTAATGTCTACAAGTACACGATACTTAGAGAACTGTCAGCCTGGTATATGGGAATACGCAGAGAATGTTGGACTATATCATAAATACCCAGTATCAACATCTCTTATATCAGAAAGCCCAGTATTTGATTACGGACAAGAAGAATTACTAGCAGTCGGAGCAATATTTGACGGTTCAATATCAGAAACAGGAGTACAATTTAGTTCAACACGACAAGGTTCAGTTTTATTCGGAGCAAGGTCATATCGAACTACATCAAACTCACCACACTTAATTGGAATAAGTAATAACCTAGATGACAAAGCTAAATCAAGTTATATTGTAACCCAATGGCTTGAATCAACACAAGTGGAAGATGTATTTAAGGCTATTGTAATTAAGTATAATAAGTTATTAAATCAGACAGACAAGTTAAAGGTAAAATATCGAACATCTAAACGAGATGGAGTAATTATAGACAATACTTGGACATCAACAACTACATTCACTACAACAGCTTCTGCTATGGGAGATTATGAAGTAGGAGACGAAGTCGAAACAAGTCTTGGAGCAGGTTCAGGTAAATGTGTAAACATAACTGCAATATCATTTAATGCAGGAACATATACTGTAACAGTAGATGAAGCAGTAGTAGGTGCAACAGGTAATCTTTATGTAAAATTACAGAAATGGAAGAAATTATCAGAGATTCAGAACACAAAACAATTTGCTAATCTACCACTTCCACAGTATAATAAAGATACAAAGATTCAGTTTAAAATCATTATGGAGTTCACAGGTAAGAACGAAGTTGAAGAGATTATAGTCGTGAATGGAACAGAACAAAACGCTAAATAATATATGGCAACACCAACAATAATAACACAGGGGGCTATGAGCCAAGACAGCTCAGGAGTAAATAAATATAACCCTAATACAGGAAACCTATTACTACCAGGACAATCAGTTCAGGTTAATAATCTAGGACAACTACCACCAACTATCCCAGCAGGGGTGGGTCTTGGTAATACACAAGCTCCAAGTCTACCTAATACTCCAACTGGTTCAGCGGCTAATCAAATATCTGGTGCAGCGGCAGGATTTATGGCTATGCCAGCATTAGATGGTGCAAAGAACTTTGGTACTCAATTATCTAACGCTAATAATGTTGCTAATGCTAACGCACAACAAGGACAGCAAGACTATCAGTCACAAGTTTTAGGATTAATTAATCAAATGCAAAACCGACCAGGTGAACTAGAACAACAATATGGTATTCAGAAACTATCAGCAGATGCGTTAAGTGCTAAGGCTAACTATGATTCAGTAGAACTTGCTTACCGAAGACAAAAAGAAGCAACTATGACAGATGGTGCAATATCTCGTGAACAAAAAGCAGCTACTATTAGTGAAATAGAACGAAAAGAAGCATCACAAAAAGCAGACATTGCTATTGATTATAACTTAAAACAAGGACTACTTTCAAACGCAAAAGAACTTATGCAAAAACAAATTGCACTAGAACTTGAACCTATGAAGTTAAAAGTAGATTACTACAAAGATAATCGAGACCGTTTTGATAAGATTTTAGATAAAACAGAAATGCGACAGTATGATTATGTTCAGAAGAAAGAAGAACGAGCATATCAAGCAGCACAGAAAGCCGCAGATAGAAAAGCTAATCTAATTGAAAAAGCTATTGACAATGGTACATACACTTCTGATATGAAGAATATGTCATTCGACCAGATAGCTGAAAAAATTGGTATTGGGACTGCTGCAAAGTCTATAACACCTCTTACAAAAGATGGTAAACCAGATGTTGTAGAAGAAGCTGGTAATGTTATAAAACTTGCAAAGAAGGATGTACCTGGTGCATCATCAGCAATAGGTGTTATGTCTTCATTACAAAAGTTTGCATCAGATAATAAAGAGGGTGCATTTATAGGAGCTGCAACAGTACGAGGACGAAATAATCTTCGTAGAGGTGAAGCTCGTAAGGAGTATATCAACAACCAATCTGCAATAGATGCTATTAATCTAAAAGTACAGCAATGGGCTTCTGGTGCGTCTCTTACAGAAGAGCAAACGAAACAAGTTAAGCGATTAGTACCAGATAAAAATGATACAGATTTTAAGATTAAAGAAAAGATTAATAACCTTACCCAATTCATGCAACAACAGGTGAAAGCAGAACTAGCAGCAAAAGGTATTAGTTATGATCCGACACAAGTTGATTATTTTGCACCATCAGCAACAGAACAACTAGATGTATATGTTAGTAATACTCCAAATGGTGTAAGTACACAATATTCAACAACACTAGAAGAAAGTTGGAACGCAGTTAGTCAAAACTAATTATATGGATAATGAAAAAATTAAAAACTTTATAATTACTTCACGACAAAAAGGCGTACCAGACGACCAAATTTTGGCGTTCGTTAAATCTAAGCAAGCACCTATACAACAAGAACCAACCATTACAGAGTCAATCTCAACTGATATTCAGCAAAGAGTTCAGAATGTATCTGATATAAATACTATGCGTAATCAAGGTCAGTCAGTAGTAGGTGAGACATTGTCGTCAGTAGCTCCAAGATTATCAGAAAGAGTTGGTGGACTATTAAAGCGTGTACAACAAGTAAAACAATTAGTATCTAATCCAAGTAACGACATAGCAACAATGGGACAATTAGCAGGTGGAATAAACGATGTACTTGGTGAAGCTATTGGTGCTATTATTCCTGAAAAATGGAAACAATTTGGAGCAGAGAAAGTAAAACAGTTGTTAGGAACTGCTGGAATTGATACTATTGAAAAGTATAACGAGTGGTCTGCTAAAAACCCATTAACTGCTAAGAATATCGAGGGTGCTGTAAACATTGCAGGATTATTACCAGTTGGAAAAGCTGGTGAAGTAGCAGGTACAGCAACAGTAAATACATTGAAATCAGGTGGAACTAAGGTAATCGGTACAGTAGAAGATGCAATAAAGCCAGTAGCATCAACAATTGAAGATGCTGGTACAAGCTTCATTAAAAGAATATCTGAACCAGATGTATCGCAAGCTACTAAGGTTTCACTAAATCCATCAGAAGCATTAAAAGGTACTGCACAAGATATACAGGTATCTATTGGTGGTAAACTTAAAAACTTATCAGAAGCAACACCACAAGAAATAGAAAAGCTAAAAGTTGGTACAGCTAAAAATATAGATAACTTCACAGTACAAGCAGAAAAGTTTGCTAACGACCGAGGTGTACAAGGTGGAAGTCCTGTTGAAATAGTAGGAAAACGAACTGACCGTGTTCTAGACATTGCAGATAAAAAACGACAAACAATTGGTAGTAAAATGGGTGTAATAGAAGAGAAATTTGCAGATACAGTTGTTCCAATGAAAGAAAATACATTCAAACAGTTCGCAGATATTGTTGATTATTCTAAGAACCCTAAATATGGAGTATCATCACAGAATGCACCAGTTGTTCAAGAGTTCATAAATAATTTTGACACATTAAACGCTAGTGGATTGACAGTTAAAGAAAGAAACGACTTTATCCGTAATTGGAGTGAGTATCTACGAGATGCAAAAGATCCATTTGGTAACTTTAAAGAGAATGCAACTGTCAATACAAAGATTCAAAATGCAGTAAACACATTAAAGAACGAAACAGTCGATGCTATACCTGATAAAACATATCGTAGTTTACGAAAGCAGTACGCTGAGTATAAGAAATTAGATGAGATTGGTAACCAATTACTAGGAAAAGATGGTGCGTTAGGGGAGAGAGTTAAAGGTGCAGCAACAGTAAAACGAGCCATCCAATCTAACTCAGATGCAGGTGCTAGACAATTCTTGATTAAATTAAAACAATTAACTGGTTATGATGCTATTAAAGAAGGCGACCTTGCACTAACTGCTATGGAAAATGTAGGTGACTATCAAGGTCTAAGTCTACTTAATATAATTCAAGAGGGTAAAACTGGTATTATAAATAAGGCACTCGAAAAAGGACAAGATATACTTGTAGGAGATAAAGCTACACGAGTTAAGAAGTATATCAGAAAATAATTAACTTGCAGAAGCGAATAGAAAGAATATAGTAAGTATTCCTAGTGACCAGTGTATAGAAAACATAAACACTATAAAGCCAATAAGAGCAACTAATAAAATTAAAGATAAAATTGTAGACATATAAATAAGGATTGGTTATCTTCCTTATACTAACTATTACAAACAATATATAATAAGTCAAGAAAACTTATCCACAGGTAGAATATCCTTAGTATCAACCTATACGGTTGGTATTATAGGGCAGTCTAAGCCCACTATTAAATAATATGATTATAGATGAACTAAATAAAAAAATATCAGATATAGAGAACCTAGCGAATGATAAAACTGGTTCACTAGAATCTAAAGTAAACGACTTAACAGACGGTATTTTAATGGTGGCTGACGCAGTAGATACTATACCAGAAATGGTAGACGAGAAACTTGCAGTAGTAACTAAAGAAATTACAGCAGTTAAAGAGCAGGTTAAAAAGGTTAAGACTATCAAAGGAGACAAGGGAGAACCTGGAACACGAGGAGAACCTGGAATGGATGGAATTGACGGTATAGACGGTTCGCCTGATAGTGGTAAAGACATCGCAGGTAAACTAAACAAACTAGAAGATGTTTTAGATCCAAAAATTATCAAAGGTTCTAGTGAGTATGTAAACAAAACAGACCTTAATAAAACTATTAGTACTTTAGAGAATCAAACACGATTCCTTATCCAAGCTAATCAGAATAATTCTAATTCAGGTGGACTAACATCAGTTACTACTGATTCAACAATGACAGGTAACGGTACAACTGCTAGTCCACTATCAGTAGTAGCAACATCAGCGTCAGATGTAGCAGTAACAGTACGAGCAGCTACAACAGCAGCTCTTGCAGGTACATGGACATATAACAATGGTACATCAGGAGTAGGTGCTACACTTACACGAACAACTAATGGAGCATTACCTAACCAAGATGGAGTATCTTTAATGGATGGAGACCGTTTCTTAATTAAAAACCAAGCAAGTACATTAGTAAACGGTGTATATGTACTAACACAAAAGGGTGTAACTTCTGTATCGCCAACAATATTTACTCGTGCTACAGACGCAGACGAAACATCAGAACTAGATGAACTAGTAGTTACTGTATCAGAAGGTTCTACTAACCGTGGAACAGTATGGGGTCAGCAAACTAACAATCCAGTAGTAGGAACAAGTGCTATCGTATTTGCTACAGTTGTATCAACAGCAGTAACACAAGCTACTTCAGGTACACAAGCTATCAATCAGATTCCATTGTATACGGGTACAGCTCGACAATTAACTCGTGGTACGGCAAACTTCAAATATAATCCTACAAATAATTTATTTACTATTCGTGGTATTGATTACACATTCCCTGCAAACAATGGAGATGCAAGTCAAGTATTAACTACTGATGGTTCTGGAAACTTGTCTTGGACATCAGCGGGAGGAGGCAGCTCCTTTATCACCAAAACAAAAGCAGAGATAGATGCGCTGATTACGGCTAATGGTCTTGTTGCAGGTGCGCTATACGAGATTACAGGCGTACATCCTACGCTATATGATGACGGCACAACGTCAGGCACTACTATCTATTTGAGGGCAATTTCAGGTAATCAGTTGGAAGTGCAGGGAATGGGGAAATTTTTCAATCCAAAATACAATAAGTCAGTTGATGGCTTTGGTATTTGGGATAATAAGATGTATGGAACTTTATCAAATGTAGTTGGTGTATTCGACTATTTAAATAAGGAACTTGTTACAGCCGATAACAGTGCCACAGGGCTTATCTTAGCCGATGGCATGATACAATGGGTTAGCGGTGATTGGAGTGCTGCGGTGTCAATTACAGGTAGTGTAAGTGGTGCTACTGCTGATGTCGTTGATTTTGTTACGCCATCTTATAGCATTGCCAACAAAGTGATATGGGGCGGATACTCTTGGACTAATGTAAATGGGAATGTAGGCGCAAGTACCGATGTGCTGAACTTGGACAGCGAGTGGACTAAGAACACTTATGATACCACTAACTATAACGTTGCTTATGATGTCATTGAGTATGATTATGCTAATGATTTTATTGTCAGAAGGTACAATGAAGAAGCCAATATAGATATAAAATGCAGCAAGCCACAGTATGATTTCTTTGTTGGTATTAATGGTCTCAGTTTTCATGCTATAAGTGTACAGCAATGGGGCAATAATTATGATTTATTAACGTATAAAGGTCAATTGAATATTATTTGTAATGGCGGATATAATGAGAGTGTGAATTTTAGTGGTTCATCTCAAGCCAACCTCACATTTGGGAATAATTCATATCAATACAACCTCACATTTGGCAATAGTTCAGGTCAATATAATCTGACATTTGGAAGTGGTTCATATCAATATAATCTAACATTTGGAATTAGTTCATATCAATCCTATATAACATTTGGAAGTGGTTCATCTCAAGACAATCTCACATTTGGAGATGGTTCACGTCAACAAAATCTGACATTTGGAAGTGATTCATATCAATATAATCTAACATTTGGAAGTAGTTCATATCAACAAAATCTGACATTTGGAATTAGTTCATATCAACAAAATCTGACATTTGGAAGTGGTTCATCTCAAGACAATCTCACATTTGGAGATGGTTCAAGTCAACAAAATCTGACATTTGGAAGTAGTTCATTTCAATCCAGTCTCACATTTGGAAGTGGTTCGCAGTTAAACTACAGTTCACAGGTTATTAGCTCCAACATGCAGTATATTACTTTCAACACAAAAAATGTAACAGTTCCAGATTTATCCGCCGCAACCCTGATTTTTGATGGCAACATCAAAGAAGTGTACCAACGCCCTAACGGCGCATTGAAGATTAGATATTATGATAATTCAGATGCATTGGTAATAGCGGATATCGCTGATTAATTTGTAATAACATGATGATGATACAGCAGCAGGAGTAGGAGGTCTTACAGCAGGAATGGTTTACATGACTACTGGTTCAGGTTCAGCACCACTTAATGCAGCAGGGATTTTAATGATAAAACAATAAGTAGTAACACTGTAGAGTTCAGATATTCGGAATTTCCGAATAGCTGGGTTCTATCAGTCTTATGACTATGATATAATAAAATTATGGATGATAAACTAAAAAAACTTATAGCCTTATTAGAGTTAAAAAACGAGGACAAGTTCTCGGACTTTTCTAAATCTATTGAACAGTTAGACAAACAAGATTTCGAGCTATCATCAGACATTAAACTACTCTTTGATGAAATTAAAAGAATTGAATCAAACGTAGACGATACAGAGATACTTAATCAAATAGAAGAAATTAAAAGTAGTATAGAAAACATACAATTACAAAAAGGAGAAGACGGAAAAGACGGATTAAATGGTAAAGACGGTATAAATGGAAAGGATGGTAAGGATGGAAAGGACGGTCGTGATGGTATTGATGGACTAGACGGAATAAATGGTAAAGACGGAGAAAATGGTTCACCAGACACAGCAGAAGATATAGTAAATAAAATAAACACTCTTGAAAGTGTTATTGAGCGAAAAACAATTAAGGGATTAGATAACTTAGTAGACCAACCAGGATTAGATAGAGCATTGGGTATTCTTGACCAACGAACACAATACTTAATCAATAAGACAGTAGTACAACCAAACTTATCAGGTTATGTACCAACTACCCGTACACTTACAATTAATGGTGTTACAGAGGATTTATCAGCAGACCGTTCATGGTCAGTAGGAACAGTCACAGATGTAGCTGCTCTTACTCTTGGAACAACAGGTACAGACCTATCAAGTACAGTAGCAACAGGTACAACAACACCTGTAATTACTCTTAATGTACCAACAGCTAGTGCTACCAATCGTGGTGCATTATCTAGCACAGATTGGAGTACTTTCAATGCAAAGGAATCAGCACTTACATTTTCAACTGGATTAACTCGTGCAACAAATACTATCACAGCAAACCTTTCAACAGGTATATCAGGAGGTCAATCAGTAATCGGTGGTACAGCAAGTGGGAACAATCTAACGCTCTCCAGTACATCAAATGCAACAAAAGGTAAGATATTATTTGGCAACAGTGCGTATGATGAAGTTAATAATAGATTAGGTGTTGGAACAACAGTACCTCCTACACAAATGGCAATAGTTAATGCTGGTATAGCTTTATTACAAGGAGGAAGTTTTTCAGATTCTACTTTACAATTAAGGCATAATAATGAAAATATAGGACGTGCAACTGCTATTGAATTTTCATTTGGAAATGGAAATAGTAGTTATGTAGGTTCAAGAATTGTAGGAGAAACTGCGAGTGCCGGCGGTGGTAATTTGCACTTCCAAACAGGTTCAGGTTCATATGGTACTTATACTACTAAAATGATTGTTTTAAAAAATGGAAATGTTGGTATAGGTCAAAATACTCCTACTGCTTATTTGCATTTAAAAGCAGGTTCAGCAACTACAGGAACAGCTCCTCTTAAATTTACATCAGGCACAAATCTAACAACACCAGAAGCAGGTGCGATGGAATATGGTAATTCATCATTATTCTTTACTCGTTCAGGAACACTACGAGCAGGTTTACTAATGACTGATATTG